ATAATATAAGGATTAAAAATGAAGTCTAAATAATATTTTATGACTTCATCTTCTGAGTACTTTTTAAGTACTCCCATCTTATAAGTACGCGAGTTATCCATGGACAATTCATTTAAGAATGATTTAAAGTGCAATAATGTTTTCATCTTTTTACCTCTAATTTATTATAACATACTTTAATAACTAAATCCACACAGGTCTTCCTTCTAATAAAAGCCCTTTAATTTGTTCAGGTAATAACTCGGTATGTTCTTCACAAATTTTTTCAATTGCTTCTTCTTTAGATAAGCCTTTTTTAAGGTGTTTTGTAAATCCATCATTAAGCGAAGATTCAACATCATCTTGATACCAATGATTAACAATTGTAGAATCTGAAACAAGTGGAACTACCATTTTATCTTTAGCAACATTTATCATTATATTGGGAATAATTTTTGCTACTTCTTCACAATGTTCTTTAGGGCAAATAACTCCAACCTCATCGTGTATTGTAAGTATTAATTTAACACCTAACGAATTTAAATAAGGGTCTTTATCAATAGCTATCATAGATAATTTATTAATTTCAGAAGATGCACCTTGTGCTTGGAAATTAACTGCTTGTCTTTCTGCTTGGCTTATATATCCTCGATTATCTTCAATTTTAATACCTTCGACTAAAGCAGTTCTTTTAATATCATTTAAATCACTTGCAGATATATATTTTTTACTATATATTAATTTATTATAGTAATCTAATCTAGTATTATCTACTCTATTTTTACACTCTAGTATTGGATTAAATTGGGAACCTTCTACATTATCCATATATTTAATAGTATACTTAGGCAACATACCATCAAGTAATCTTCTACGACGACCAAATAAATCATCAATATAACCATATTTATGAATAAAATCATGCGTTTCATTCATCCATTCTTTTAATCTTGGGAATGATTTATAAATATTATCTACTAATAATTGAGCTTCATCTTTAGAAACAGGTGGTTCACCTTTTTCAGCTCTAACTTCACTCATTTGTTCGCCAATGCTTTTAGCGCCTCTACCATAAATTAATCCAATTAAAACAGCTTTACTATCTTGTCTTCTAATTTTTCCTTTAACATTAGTATGAGTTTTATAACCACAAATGGTCTCTTTACCTTCAAACATTATTTTAGTGCCTTCAGGATAAAATTCTAAGTTATCTTCATAAGCATTCTCATAAATTTTAGATGCTACAAGAGAGTAAAGATCTTGCCCTTCTTGATAGGCTTTAATCATTGTTGGTTCTTTTGCTGCATTAGCTGCTGTTCTAACTTCAGCGGCAGATAAATCACTAAATATTAAATTATAGCCTTCAGGTGCTTTAAACATTGGTTTTATTTCTTTATTTTCACGAGGAATCTGTTGTAAATTAGGGTCGCTAGAACTAAATCTTCCTGTATCGGTTCCTAAACTATTAAATTTACAATGTATCTTACCATCTTTTTGATGTGTTTTTAAAGGTAAAGTATCAATAAAAGTATTTAATAACTTATCTAATGTTCTTTTTTCTAATATAATCTTAAATAAAGGTGATTTTGTTTTCAAAGATAAAGCAGTTAATTCATCTACTCCAGTACCCCTAGGTTCTTTAATTGACACTTGAGGATATTTTAAAATATCATAAATTAAAATTGCTAATTGCATAGGACTATCTAAACTAATTGGGTCCGATAATTGTTCTTTTTTAGATTTTGAAGCAATTTTACCTTTTTTATTAACTGTTTTATTATTTGCTTCTGAAGTTAATTTCCAAGCATCTATTTTAGGTTTAATTATGCTTAATTGTTCTTGCAATCTTTTATTGCAGTCTTCAATTTTATTATGATATTTAACAGATAATCTTTCAGCGTATTCTTTATCTATATGAATACCTTCTAATTCCATTTTGGCTACTACTGTAACAAGAGGCATTTCTATATTTCTAAATATCCAATAAACGCCTTTTAAAAAATCATCTTTAAATTTATTTAACTGCCATTCATATAATTTATAAGTCATATAAGCATCAGTGGATGCATAATAGGCAAACAAATCTGGATCTATGAGAGTATATTCTATACCCCCAGCTGAAGGGAATAATTCTTCAATATTATATTTTTCTTGTTCTGGATCTATTTTATCAATATATTGGTCTTTTAATTTTGCATTTTCTTCGTTTTCATCTAATAATCTTGCAGCTACCATAGTATCCCAATAAATATCTAAATCAATATTACAAGTACAATGGATAACTTGATAGTCAAACTTACCATTATGCATTATTATTTTTGTATTAACAAGTCTTTCAAATTGCTCTTTAACATCTTGTTCTGTTAATTGCCAAGGTAATCTTTCTCTAGTTTCTAAATCAACATGATTGATTGGGATATATACTTGCTTTTGACCAGGCGTATAAATACATGGGCCAACTAATTTACAATTAAGATAATCTAAAGTGTTATTGGTTTCTGTATCAATCGCTATAATGCCATTTTTAATAGCAATATCTATATAATCTATTAATTGTTGTTTATTTTTAATTACTAAAATATTGTCTTTAAAGTGGCCTAATTTTCTAAGTACTTCTTTTTCAATTAAAGCAAGTCTATCCTTAATAGATAAAGAATTAGACTTTATTTGCTTCTCAATGGGAGCATCTAAGATTTTAGGATTCTTTATCTTCTTAAGGATTTTTTTAGTCAATTCAGGAACAACAAATTCTTCTCCCCAAAGACTATCTATTGTTTGTGCCATTTATTTATATTCGTATCTACGAGGTCTTGAACCTGAAGCAGTGGGGTCAGTATTAGCAGCTGGTTTTGAAGTATCTGCTACTGGAGTACGAACTAGGTCACTTGGGGTTGAAGTATGAACTTCTGATTTTGATTCACTTACATTATCTGGAGTAGAAGATTCTTTTGTTTCTCTTACTGGAAATTCACCATTCTCAAGATAATAATTCATCTCAGATTCAGTCTTATTTCTAACTAATAATTTAACCAAATCTAATCCTTCAAAAGCACTAAAATCTTTAACACATACTGCGTCAGTGTAGATGTCTTGACGAGCTGGAATTATTTCATAATGAGTGTCTTTATCTCCGCTTTTACCATATCGTTTTATCTTGAAAACCATATTAGATAAATCACCATACTCTTCAATAAAACTACTTAATTTGGTTGCAATAGACATTGATCTTTCCCAAACTTTAGCTCTCGCAGTCATTTTTCCTGTATCATCTTTTTTGTATTCAATAAATTTACAGAAAAATTTAGTTGTTGGTTTTTCTCCTGATTCACATAAAGGGCATTTATTAAGAGGTTCAAATGGTTCTCTTAAACAATTTATTTTAAGTGATGGGTATTTATCGCCTTGTTTTTTATAAAGCATATGGACACTTACAGTATCAAGTTCATCTACATTTTTATAAGGAAATCTTACAATTGCTTCATCTCCGTCTTGATTTAAATTAAAGAAATCAAATTTTTTTTCTTTAGAACCCTTTTCAGCTTGGGTTGAGTTTTCTCTCTTTTTAGCTTCATAGCTCGAATAATCGAATCTTGCCATTTAGTCTCTCCTTTTTATTATTAACTAATATATTATACAATTATTTTATCTGAATAAATTGAGCTTCTTCAGTATTCATAATCTCTCCAAGTGCTTTTACTTGGTCGCTAACCTTAGCTATTGCTTCTCTACCTGAGTCTGCTTCTACTGTTACAGATGAATACCATCTCTTATCAGTAATGAATTTAACCGTATATTTTGACATAATGTTTCTCCTATCTTTTTCTACTTTCATTGTTTATTATACATTTTAAGTTTATATTTTTCAAGCCAATTCCAACTTTCTAATATATTCAATTTATTAAATTCTTCTTCTGTCAAATCATTAACGTCTTTACCTTGAGGCATATCTATTACATCTACAAAAATGTCTTTTCTTAAATTTTGTATAAGTTTAAGGGTACCTTTTCTGCCAGCGCTATCTCCATCTAAACATAAATAAATATGCTTTATATTTGATTTATTTAATATATCATACTGATATTTAGTTCCAGTTCCAAATAAAGCAACCGCGGGAATACCATAGCCCCATAAAGTCAAAGCATTAATTTGAGATTCTACAATTGTAACTTCTTTAATATTATGTTGTTTTATATAATAATATAAATAAACAGGTTTCTCTTTATTTTCATCTATAATAAATTTTTTAGTATTTACACTTCTTCTAGTTAACATTAATAGTTTTCCATTTTTATCTCTAACAGGAAAAACTAAACATTGTGTTTCGGGGTCATATTTTATTTCAAATAAAGAACATACTTTAGGAGTGAGTTTTCTTTTAGTCATATAAGGATGATAACTTTGAAACCCCTCTAATATGGATTCATTTAAGTAAGAAGTTTTAACTGTTTTTTCATCTAAATCAATAGAAGGCAATACTACATCATAAACAACATAATTATTACCAAAATTATCTATTAGCCATTTTTTACCAAATTCATCGTCTTTATCAAAACAAGCGCCTACAAAATGATAAAAGGGACCTGATTCAGAACATGCGAAACAGTGGAAGTGAGAATACTTTACTTTAGAATTATCTTCCCCACAATAAATACGACAATCAGGGTCTTCTTCTTTGCCTTCTGAATGAAAAGGACAAGTTATAACTATTTCTTCCCCCTTTATTCTAATATCTTTTAATTTTCCATTAATTAATTCAGATTTAATCTTTTTTAAAATATCTATAATAGGGGTGTCTATTGATTTGTTTCTTATAATTATACTAGACATTAAAATTCATCTTCCCCTACATCTGCTTCTGGTTCATATCTTGATTTTAATTCTTCATTTTGTTTAGTGTCTTTTTCATCTGGAATATAAATGAAAGTTCCCGTATTAAAATCAGCGTTGTAAGATAATGTTTTTCCATTTTCACTATCTCTTGATTTAGTTAAATGTAATTTCATTAAATTATCTTTTCTTTCTAAAAATATAACAATTGTTGAGTCCTGTCCAATTCTATCACTTTGAGCTATTTGAGTTGTATCAACCCCATCTTCCGTTTTAGTTCTGTTTTGTTGAGAAATACTAATAATTGGAATGCGTTTCATTACTTGAAGATTTTTTAAATCTCTAGAAATATTACTAGCTTTTTCAACTGGATTTTTAGCTCCTCTATCATCTTCTAATAATGAGTGCTGGTCAACAAATAAAATATCTAATTTTTCTTTTTCAATAAAAGCTCTTAATGCATTTACTCCTGCAGGACCAGCAATCATTTTAGGCGTTAACACTTTAATAGATCCTGAATATTTAACAGATAATTTTTCTATAAATCTTTTATAATCAGTTTGAATAGAACTATTACCATGAATTAAAGCACCATTTGAAATATGGCTAGCTAATGTGTCAATACGATATCCAACCTTGGTTTCAGACATTTCACCTGAATAATAACCAACATTTAATCCTTGCTCTGCTGCTGCTAAAGACATTTTAATGGCTAAGAAACTTTTTCCTTGGTTAGTTCTAGCAACAATAGTTGCCAATTCTTCTTCTCTATCCCAACCACCAATAATAGCATCTAATTCTGGAAAACCAGTTGAAACATAATATTTATTAAAACCTTTTGTTTTTTCTATATATTTATCATAACGAGAAGTATCTCTTAAAATATCTACCGCTTGCAAAGCAATCCCGGTATCTAATGTTTCATAAGCTTTTTTGTAAGTGTTTACAGCTTTTTCTAATTCCCCATTCATTAGTTGATTTCTAATTGAATTAAAGGTTGTAGATAATTGTCTTGATTGGTAATCCCTAAATAATTCTTCAATTAAATATTGAGGAGTTTCTTTTACTTCAATTATTTCAAAATCAGGGAAAGAACTTAAAAAGGTTATTTTATCAGGTATTAAATTATATTTCTTTAAATGATTATCTATAAAATCCCATTCATCATTATAATTACTAAAGTATTTCTTATTAAGATTATTTAATGTAATTAAAGAAGAATCTTTAGTTTCTAAAATATAATTTATAAATTGTAGTTGAATCATTGTTAAATACCTCTTTTATCAGAACCATATAGTTCTATGTTATAACCTAAATTACAAATTCTACTGGCTAATCTATCACCTAAAGATTTATGTAATTCTTCATCATTTAAATTTGATGTAAATATATTGGATTTTCCAGCACTAATCCTAGAATCTATCATTGATAATAAATTCTCCGCTTCAAATGAGGTGCTTGCTTTAGTAGCAATATCGTCCCAAATAACTATATCTGCCTTTAATATATTTTCTTTTATATGTTTTATATATTCGCTTTTAGTGGTTATATTATCTTTTAAAGCCAATAAGAATGAAGGAACATTAATAAAGAGAGCTTTACATGACAAAGAAGTTTTATGCCAGATTTTGTTAAAGTATGCTTCTACCATTCTCAAGGCCCAAGAAGTTTTTCCATTTCCTGCTATTGAGGAATGAATATATAAGTTGTCTCCCTTTGAAACAAACTCTTCTATATTATTTTCAATATTTTTTAATTCACTAAATTTTTCTTCATCCGTACCATTATTATCTATTCTTAAAGTGAGATGTCTTCTTTGCATTAGTGAAATAAGAGCTTGCTCATATAAAAAATCTAATTTATATAAACGCATGCAAAATCCATTACAATCACATTTATTACAATTATCTTTTAACCAGCAATTTTTATTTTCAATCATAAATTATAATACAATTATTTTTTTAAATTAACGCATTAATTGAATAAATGCTTAATATCATACATAAATGCATATATATTAAACATATTGTTTAAATGCGCTAAAAATGCGCTTAAAGCGCATTTTAATTTAAGTTTGTTTATACTTTTTGGCCTGTCATATAAGTGACTAATGTGCTGCAGAAGCTGCTTGTTCTTGCAGTGGATAAATTCTTTTTTGCTTCTAATACAGCTGTCTTGTCTTTTAGGCTTGGGTCTTCTAATAATTCTAAAGCCACTTTTCTCATAGCTTCAATATTGTCTCCACACGCCCAAAGTTTGTTCATGTTCTGAGTGAAATGATAAGCAATTGTTCCTGGAATTTCATTTAAAGGTTTTTTCATATCTTTATCTCCTACGCATATATTATAACATAAAAATAATAATTAGTCAATGGTTTTATTTTCTTTCTAACAAAACCCACAATTCACTTGGCCTTCTAATATTTTCAGGGGGCTCATATTCTTTAATTTTAATCACTTGTTTTATATACCAACCTTCATTAAGTCTTTGGTTTATAAAGTCTAATGTTCCGAATATAATTTGTTGCTTTTTCATATTAAAATTCCTTATCACTTATAGTTTCTATAGTAGCTTTTTTCTGTGGTGTTACTCTAACGGATTTGGCTTCTGCAAATGTTTTAGTTTGCTCAGCATATTTTTTACTCTTTTCATAAATATTTATAGCAAAGCTACAAGTCCTATAAGATTGAGTAGTTGCTATATTTACTATTTTTAAAGCTAAATCAAGATCTCCTTGAGTATAGTTATTAAGTTCATCTTGAAATTCTTTAACTAATTTTTTAGACATATAAACGTTTGGATTAGCAAAAATACTATCAAGCCAATTCCTTAATGCTGTTAATAATTCATAATTAGAACATTCAATTGAGTTTTTAAGCCCATTTAGAATCAATTGGCGTTTAGTTTCTTTGACACCATGTGGGTTTTTAACTTTAACTTTTTCAGATATTTCTTTAATTAATTTTTTATCTTCAGAGGAAATTATAGAAGTAAATAATTCAAAATCAAAATTAATATTATCAGGGTCATCATTATGTTTATTAATAACTCCTATTTTCATTAAATTAGCGTCTGATTTTAATTGTTCTTCTATAGTTAAAGAAGTTCTATCGGATATAAATTTTCTATCTATTTTAAAGTAACTGCTTTCAATTAATTTATTTTTAATATAGGCCTTCTTATAAATATTTAAAAGTTCTGCTATATAAACAGAAGTATTTAATCCAAAAATTTTAATAGAATTTAAATTAATTGTTATAAAGTTATAAGAATTTAACAAATCTACAAGCATTATTTACAACCTCACTTCAAAATTATTTTCCATAATTGATTTATCATACAATCCTATCTATTGCAAGGCACTTCTACAAACATATTTTTTATTCTAATAAGCGTAACGATTAGCACAACTCCCATTTCTTCTATTATATTATATAGTAAAATAATAATTAGTCAATAATCGTTTTTAAGACTTTAAAATTGATACTATCTCTTTATTATTTTTAAGGTCTTGAAGTGTTTTATCTAAATATTTATACAATTTGTTATTACTAGAATTATTTAAATCTTCAATTGCTTTAAATAAGAATTCTTTTTGCACACTATATTTATTCATAAAATATAAAGCAAATATATTATTAAGAGATGATAAATGCTTTACCACTTTCTTTGGACTAAACTCTGAGATGATACTTCCAATAGGCTTTTCATCATCTTCATTTTCAGGCTCTTCATAAGAATATTTTTTCTTAACCTCTATTTCCTTGTAACTATCTTGATAAGCAATAGCATCAATAATTATGGCTTCTATAATTTTATTTTTATTTAAATATAGATTTACAATATCCTTACAGTAATCTACCTCGTCTACTTCAGAAGTTTTTTCTAAACAATAAGCTCCATCACCAAAAGCCTCTATTTGTCTTTCAATAGAGTCACAGGTATAATTAATTTTTCTCTTATCTTTATTATAATATTGATAATATCTATTTCTTGTAGAGAAGATACATCTATTAATGACTTTGTCTGGTCCGTTAGGGTCATTAAATAGTTTATTTGTTGGATCTCTCCAACTTCTATATTTAAAAGCAACATTTAAAGATTCAGCTAACCAACTAGTATAATCTTCAATTTCTAGTCTTGAACTAGCACTTGTTTTATTCCATTCATATATTTTAAACCAATATCTAAGCATTAAGGCAGAATAATATTGGTCTCTTTTTATATAATCTTGCTTTTCATCTGAGTCGCAGTAACCATTTGCTAATTGAGTCTTAGACATTGATTGATAATCTCCTAACCCCTTAGCAGTTTGGGTGTATGTGTTGTAAATATCTTGTAGCATTAAATAATTCCTTTCATTTATTTTTATGTATTTTAATATAAATTTAATTTAAATTCAACAATCCTAATTCTTTACTCATAGTTATTTACTCCAATCTAGTTTTTGACCGCAATAAGGACAATAACTTATATCAGTTTTAAACAATTCTTCGTCGCAGTTAGGGCAATGATGAACAATAATCCTTGGATCATCACAAATAAGAACCTCTTTAACTTTCATCGGCTCGTTGCGTTTTAGGGCTTGTTCGATGATTTCCATAGACATTTTCTTGTTTGAATAGTCCATTACATCTCTGCAACCTAAGTTCGCCAAAAAAGTAATGTTTTCTACCGCTTTTGCTTCTAATTCTTTACTCATAACAATTCTAATTCTCCTTTATCGTTCATATAGTTTTTAATTTTGTCGTATCTTTCTTTATCAACTTCATAAAAACCTACCATCTTTTGTTTCGCTTGGATATAAACAAATGCTATCAATAGGTTCGTTGTCATTATTCAAAATATAAAACTCAATAAAGTTGATACATTGATAATGTGGTTTTCTACAATGTACGTATCTAAACCAGTTAATATCAATTAAATAAGGCATAAAACACCCTCCGCATTCATTTTTGCTACATAGATAAGACCTTTGTCAGTCCAGATAGCACCGTAGATTTCGTTATACTTAACCATTTTTCTTACTTCTTGTAATGAAAAAACTTTTGTATGCCATAGTGTATTTATTCCTTTATCAAAGTCATCAACAATCACAAACTCATCACACAATTCTTCAATAGTGTCGGCAGTTTTACATAATTCTGGTTGCTTTTCAAATTCTTCGCAATATGGCATTTTTACTTTATGTCCAGTAAACTCACACCAAATGCTTTTATCTAAATCATATATTCCGTCTTTTGTTCTAATATATTTCATAAAAATATTTCCTCCTTAATTATTATAACATAAAAACAAGGATTAGTCAATCCCTGTCTTTTGATTTTTATTTAATTATTATTTAAGCCAAAAATGATAATTGTCTTCAAAATTTTCATCAACGTTATCAGACTCTAAATTTTTGATAAAGCTATCAAAACCTTCAGCGCCTTTATTTGTTCCTACTTTGGGACTAATTTCTTCCCATTTAGTCACTTTTCCTCTTTCAATAATATTTTGTTTAACACCTTTATATTCTTTATGATCTTTGACCTTAGCAGTTATTTCTAAAGGCTTAACATTTTTAAACCCATCATCAGTAATTATTGAATCAATTCTTTTACTTATTTTAAGAATAAATACATTTCCTTTATCATCAATTATTTCATAAGTAAATGAATCAGCATAAACATGCCAAGCAACTTCCATATGGTTTTCAAATAAAACTCTATATGAAACAACTTTAATTATAATTTTGTCTCCAACATTACCTACATATTCACTTGAAGAACTAATTTTATTAGCTGCAATTTTATTTTTATCTTTAAGATATACACTAACTAAAGAAGCAATTAATGCTAAATCTCTATATTCAGTAACCTTTTTAGTCCATGCAATTTTTGCATTAGACATATAACCATATTCAGCAGTAATATTATTAACCCAAACATCCATTTCTTTAATTTCATCATCAGAGGCTGGTTTTATTTCAATGTCTTTTGAAATTCCAAATAAATATTCACCAATAATTTTAAAAGATATTCCTGGTTTATAGCCTTTTTCTTTAACATAACCGTAAGAATATTTTTTGGCTATTTCATTATCTAGCAGGTAATCTTGAGTACCATGGCCATGGGTGTAATTTGAAAACATATCCTCCGGATCTTCACCTAAAAATTCAGCTATTTCAGCAGCCTTAAGTGATTCAGCCATTTCAGCACATACCTTAGCATCTAATCCACCAGTATAATTTCTTAAACATGTTTTGCCTACTTGTTTAAATTCTTTAGTTTCTTCATTATAAACAAGATAAGTATCTTTTCTATCACGAATTTGATGGCAATGCTCACACTCTGGGCCAATTTTTCTATATTTAGAAGGAATAACTGGTTCTAATTCAGAATCAATAATACGAAGTATATTTCCGACTTCAGAATGTTCAATGGTCCCTGCAAATCTCCAACCATTAATAATATATTTACCATCTATTTCAACTTCAACTGCTTTTATATTAATTTTTAAATCTCTAACATCATCAACCTTTATTTCTTTTTCAATAATAGTATCACCAAGAATATTAAAAGTAATATTAGCGCCTTTATTTCTAATATGATTAATTTTTTTTAGTTAAATTTTCAAGATGTGATTTTGGAATTGTGAATTTCATTTTTATTTCTTCTACACTATTATTATATAATATTTCTTAATAGATGTCAATATATTTTTATTAATATTTTAATAATCCCATTTCTATTAAAGTAGAATCTTCTAAAACCTTATAATAAGTATCTTCTTCTTCTTCTGTTAAATCAACAACAAAATTGTTAATTTCATCATTTAAGGGCTTTTTATTTTTGTCGTCCATAAATATGTGTTCCTTTCATTTAAATACAATTAATTTAGCAATATTTTTTATTATAAATCTTCAATATAAGAACAAAGATTATGAATAATTTCTGGATTCATTTCATCATCCACAATAAAATCACTCATTGATCTTTTTACATCAACCATCTCTTTTACATGTTCATCTATAGTATTTTTACAGACTAAATTATAAATAAAGACAGGCTTTGTTTGTCCAATTCTATATATTCTATCACAAGTTTGTTGATATAAACCATCAGTCCAAGCAGTATCCATATGTATCATATAACTTGCAGCTGTTAAAGTAATTGAAGTTCCCATTTTTTGCCAAGTACATATCATTACTTTACGACTGGGATCTGTTTGAAATATATTTATTCTTTCATCTATATCTCCAGGCTTTGTATCTCCAGTACAAATTAATGGTTTATAATCTTTTAATTTTTCTTTTAAATCTTCAACTGTGGCTTTATATGTATTCATAATAACGACTTTATCGCCTTGGCTTACTATTTGTTCAACTAAGTCTACACAGTGCTCTATTTTGCTTGATTCTATGTTTTGAGTTGTAAGTATTGAGGGGCAAGCTGTAGCTTGTCTTAATCTTGTAGCAAGTGCTAAAACATTACGTTTTAAATCAATTTTGTCAGCTTCTTCTTTAACACCTTTTTTAATATTATTATAGAATTTTTTATGTTCATCACTCATATCTACATATTCTGTAATCATAGTCTTTGGGGGTAAATCTAATACTTCTTCTTTTTTCCTTCTTAAAGAACAACTCTCTAGCTCTTCTTTAAGTAAATCCATATTTTGATATCCTACTATTTGTCCTTCATAAGAATCTCCTTCTATAATATATTGTGGCTTAAAGGTAGTTAAAATTGATTTATCATTTTCTGTCCAAACTAATGGAACATAAGAATCAAGAGGATTATTTAATAGTAAAGTTCCGGTCATAGCTATTTTATATTTAGCTTCTATTTTAAGTAAATTATTTCCCTGTTTAGATTTTTTTGATTTGCATCTATGTACTTCATCAACTACAACCATATCTATTTTATTTTTAGATTTTAAAAGTGCTTCTAAAACATCTTTATCTCTAAATGTTTCAATATTAGTAATAATAAAAAATTCTTTAATTGGTTCTTTTAATTGGGCTGCTCTTTCAGCAACAGTACCATAAGAAACTGTGCCTTTACTATTAACTTTTTCCCCTAATATCATAGCATCTTGATAGGAGTGAACATTAATTTCATTTTTCCAGTTTGTTTTTGCAGTATTAATACAACATATAACTAAACAATGTTTTATTCCTCTTTGGGCTTTTAATTCTTCAGCTAAGTTTATAACTGATTTAGTTTTACCTAATCCCATACTATCAAGTAAAAGCCATTTATCTTTATTTAATCCGTATTCAATTGCTTCTAATTGATGTGGAAAAGGGTTAGTTTTATATGTTAGAATAGGCTTACATTTAATGGAATTATTTGGCTCTTCTTTTATCAATTGTAATTTTATATCATCATAATAAGTTAAAGTATCTAAAAGGTAAGCTAAAGAAGTTAAAGGTACTTCCCATATACCTAACTTCTTATGCCAATAACTAGCCCCACTATATTTAATTTTATTTACAATATCATTATTAAAATTAAAAGTTATAGCTAAAGAGGTTAGGCCTGATATTTTAATAGGCTTAATTTCTTTAATATAAATCATATATAAAATTATTTATTTATTATTACAGTATAATCTTCATCAAAGTTGATAGTCTCAACTTCTTTTACTTCAAAATTTAAGATTACTTTTATAATAAGTTTAGTTCCACATTTATCACAAATATAATCTTCAACTATTTCTTTTTCTTTTTCGCTCTTAATAATTTTCCCATCTTCATCTTTAATTATATTAATTTCGGGGTCAAGAAAATCATCTGGGTAAAAAATCTCTTCTGGAAAATATTCTCTTCCGCATTTAGGGCATTTAATAATATTCATTTTTAATCTTCTTTATTTCCTTTTAATATTTCTTTAACTATTTTATCATTGAATATAATTCCTTTAACGGCTGACCTTTTTATTTTAGTAACCATTACTATAAAATCATCTGCAGTGGGTTTAACTTTTAGTCTATACTCTTTCCAACTTTTATTATTATCTTTTTTATCATGAACATCTAACCAACTAGTATAATGTTCCAAGCTACATTCTTTAAGGAGTTCTTCACAAAATACTCTACATAATCTTTTATGCTTTAAGACAATCATCTGGTTTGTGAGATTGTTTCTAATAATATAAATAATCATTTATTTATTTAAAACTCCTAAGTAATCAATATAAAATACAACTCCTGTTTTTATTTCTATTGAAATTTATTACAGGAGTTGTTACTGGCCCTTCGTCTGTGATATGACTGCCAGCTCCGTAAGATTTCTTCTTACCACTATCAGAACTTTCCCCGATGTCATTATCTAATTACCCTTGATAATAGTCGGCATTTTGCCTAATAAATTATTTTTTATCCTGAATATATCAGGGCCCGGTTTTCAACAGGTGGCTATCACTCTCTTTGTACTAATATAGATATTAACTAAATTAAGTTAATTTACTTGTTAATCTAAATGGGTTTTTATAACACCATTGAATCTAAATGGGTTTTTATAACACCATTGGCATGGTGAATCTCCTAAAATTATTTCCCCATCTTTTAAACTTTTATTCATTATACAGCCATCACAACTATTATGAGTGTTAGGTTCATTAGTGTTATTTAATTGAGGTGAAATATTATATATAAATTGAGGCAAAACATTATATATCACTATGCACATAATTTCATTAAATTCAGGAGTACCTTTATTGCGGTTATAAAATTTTATTGATTTAATTTCCCAATCTTGATGTTCTTCTAAATCTTTGTTTATGTGCTCATCAAGTTTTATACTTTGGGCATGATATATTTTTGCAATTTGTCTAGGCATTATTTCACATATCCTTCTTTCTTCTATATATTATTATACAATTAGTATTTTAATTTAATTAAATTTTTATAGTTCTAGTAGTAAAAATAAACTACTGCATTTCCACCATTTCCTCCACGACTAAACTCACTTCCATTTTTAACACCAGCTCCACCTCCAGAACCTAAGGTGCCATCTCCTCCAGGTAGGGCGACACCACTAAGGACTCTACCACCACTTCCACCTCTTGCAAGAACAGAAGCCGCACCGCCGCCCCCATAATCAGAAGATGAATAACCACCAGACGGGAAAACAAAATGAAGTGCATTTATACTATTATTATCTTGATTATAGTCATTCAGCACATTTGTCGTAGCAAGCGAATACTCACCTTCTATATACTTTTCTCCACGTTGTTCATAATCTCCTCCATCCTTGCCCCATATATAAGGAACAATTGTATTATCACCTTCTTTATAATTAACTAGAAAATAATAAGTATTTTCTGGTCCAGGAAGTGGATTAAAATAAAAATCTGTAAGTTCAATTGGACCTCCCTCAGATATCGTCGCCCCAGCGACTTTAATTTCTACATATGTTCTAGGGTCTAACGGCGGCCACATATCACCTATTCTTTTATAACTTTTTCTTGTAAGATAGGTTATTTCACCCGCAGCTGAATATGAAGTAGTTCCAATACCACCTCTACCTAAATAAATATTCCAATACTGCATAAAAGGAACCCATTGACCATTATATATAACTGTTGTCTGATAAGTTGGTAAATCAATAATAATAGAAAGAGCAGCGCCAGAACCTCCACCATCCCCTCGTCCGTTAAAAACTCCTCCACCATCTCCTGAAGCCCCAGCCCCTTGAATAAATAATAAAATTTTCTGTGGAATAACTTTGTCTTTAAAATCATTTGCAGTAAAAGTTATTTGAGACTCAATCTCACCATTTGTCGGATCAATATGAACTATTTTAAGATAATCATCGCTTTTTCTTATTTCATAATTTCTATCAGCTGTCTGTTCATTACTAATTAATTCATAAAATTTATTAAATTGTGGTTTTGTTCCTCTTTCAACAAATTTTTGGCTTGGATTAGATTCGTCTATAAAAAATTTTGGAATGCTTCCTGTAGTCCACTTATCAGCTGCATTATAAGGAATTAATTTTAAAGATTCATTATCTGATGTTCTTTTAAATGGTAATTCTATAGCTTGGCAGTCAGGAAAAAGAGGATACAAATCTTTCAATTCAACTCCATCTTGTATAAATCCAGTTATACCAGTTCTAATATCTGTTTGTGCCATTATTAAATTACTCCTTTAACTTTTTAATTTCTTCTTTTAATAATTTAACTTCTTCTAATAACAGGTAAACTAATTTAGATTCAGAGATAGCTAAATAACCATTATCATCATTAGTAACAAGTTCTGGGAATTTTGCTTGAAGTTCTTGAGCGATAAAACCAATTGCATGAGTTCCAGTTTCTTTATAATCAAATTCTTTAACTGCTATATCTAAAATAGAATCATGATACTTATAATCAATAATATTTTCTTTTAATCTTTCATCAGAATGGGCATAGAAAGCATTTGAATACATTCTAGTTGCATATAAATAACCGTCATAGTTTAATCTGTTAGTAGATGTTGGATTTACAGAGAGTGTATCAAATGATCCCGCTGTTTTACTTCCTGAGTTAACTAAAGCTGTTCCTGATGGTAATATAATTGTTCCATTGTTTGGTCCTGTAATCGTTGTTGGAGAAGAACCCGCAGACTGTATTGTAACTCCTCCTGTATAAGTGCTTGAAGAACCAACTGTTAAGCTTGCATATTGCATTGTTAATGATTTACCTGATGCCAAAGTAATTTCATTTGTTTTTATCGTGGCATCATTAATAGTACCACCAACCCATAATTTTTTCTCAATACCAACACCACCTTCTACAATTAAGGCACCAGTGTCTTTATTAGTTGAATCTGTAGTGTGCTTAATTGTTGTTGAGCCAGCTGCATTTTTTCCTATTGAAACTGCTGTTGCAGCTCCCCCCATATTTAAAGTGGCTGCATTAGCATTAAATATAGTAGCTGTTCCTGTTCCTGTAGTAGTAATATCTGAACCATTTACAGCC